CAGCGCTTCGGTCCCTGCGGCTGTGGCCACTACGGTCGCCATATTTGCTAAGCCCATTGCGTCAGTGCTGCAGAAGCTGGCAAAGCCTCTTACAAAAAAGATCGTCAAAAAGATCAATCAGAAGCTTGGCCGTAGGGAGAAACTGGAATCTTTACAGGAGCGGCGGGTTGTTCAGCGTCACCGGAATCAAGCCATTCGCGATCTGAGGCGGGCTTTGGGTAAATAATTTCGTGGGTATGACCTTCGACTGGTGCAGGCCGTAAAACAACATCAGCGCAAATTGCATAAAACGGAGAGTTTTTAGAAAAACCGTAGCCATCCTTGATGGCAGTAGAGCAAGCCTTAAGCCTGCCCATTTCGTAGTTAAGCCTTTTGTCAGCCAAAGCCTGTTCATATAGAGCGACCTGCTTCCTAGCCGCTTGTTTGCACAAATTGATTGATTCACCAAGAGGAATTGACAGCGTTGCTGTTATTCCAAGGTTGTGGCTGTAGTTCTGTCTATAACCAGTTCTTTGCGGTTTATGATATAAAATTTCCCCAGGATTGTCTGGTATTCCATCGGGTCCTTCAATGCCAGTAGCAGGATCTATCAGCCCAAAATTGTCGCTATTATTATACACAGGCTCTTGATAATACTCGTTGTTAGGGTCACCGTATGTATGCACTCCAGAGACGAATGGAGAGATATTTAGCGTTGGAGAATCACATTGAATTGCGCCACCAAAACTGTGCCGCATGTATTGGCCAGGGTTCACCTGCACTGCGCTGTTAATAACTGAGCCTGATGAATTACTGACTGGAGATGCAGTTGCACTTATCTGACTTAGTGCAGGCGTGCCATACGAAAAGACCGCGAAAAGAGCTGCTGCTGCTGCTGCTTTCATTGCGTAAATGTGCTGGTTGAGTCAATCACAGTTTCAGTAATCGTCTCTCTATCGACGCTTACTCGCTCAATGAGGCCAGGCTGATTCAAGGTCTCTGCGAACTGAAAAGCGTTGCCTGGGACTGTCTGCCGCCATTGCGTGCGATCTGAAAGCGTGAGCACGTTGCCGCTGACAGGTGGGCTAACAATGCCGGACGCAGGCTCAACGCCAGTGCCGCTGACTGTGTACTCAAAGCCGCTCCTATAGGACTCAGAGACAATGCTTTCTCGCACTACTGTTTTAGACTCAGTATGAGACGTAACTAATCCCGAACCGAAATTTGGGACCACCGGGACCGCTGCTGCTGGGGATGCCAACAGCAGCAAAAAAATTAGGCGCTTCACCGAACAGTTAGCTCACTGATGACCTGGCCGATTGCAGCTGTACCTGCCGCCCCTGGGGTCAAAGTAATCGCCCCGCTAGTCAATATGGTCCCGGCTAAGCCTGTGTTGGTTCCCGCCGCAGTGCTTGTGATGTCTCCGAAGGCGGGCACGGCTCCAGTCGTTGGAGCTGTTGTGCTTATGGTGTCGCCAGCGGTATAAGAGGTCGCAAAAGAAAATGCGTTACCGCTTGTTACTTGTGTTGCATCCGGTAAGGTCAATGCGTTCACGCCGTGGGTGGCCGCCCCCAATCCACCTACGGCGTTGTTGGTAGTGCTGCCTCCTGAGGTAACAGAGGTGGCAACGCCAGACCCTGAGACGGAATAACTGTTGCCAACGCGGATTGCGCGAGTTGAAGCCGCGTTCACATCTAGCTGGATACTGCTACTAAGTCGGTGTGTGAGATCCGCCCTGGCAGGCATTGCAGCTGCCAATGTGATGCCCAATACCAAAAGTGTGCGGTTCATTTGATGCCAGAGCGGGTTGTGCTGTTATCTACGTTAACGCCACTGTCCTCCTTCTTTTTCTTGCCAAGCTTGCCAAGGGCTGGCGAATAAGAAGCTGCCGTCCCCGTGAGCAAGCTGGCCGGGAAAGTCGGATCCACGGATTGAGAAAAGATGCCGAGATAGTTCGCCGTAAGGATGCCCATTGACCACAGCAAAATAGTCACGCGGACAACATCACCCAGCCAAGAGTGCCCCTGCTCCTCTTGTTCTTCCGGCTTGGTTTGCGGTGTTTCTGCCATAGCGCAACAGAGCTACGCTTTAAGGGTAACGATCAGGCCCAACCATGCTGCTTCTGATCCGTCCAATCTTGTTTCGATTCTTGCAATCGGAAGGGGTCAAAAAACTGGTGGTCGATCTTTTGACCGCCTATAGCGAATCAACCGAGTCGCAGATCGACGATCAGGTTGTGTCCTATGTGGTCAAGTTCATGTACCCGGAGAAGCGCGTTGACAAATGAGAATGACCGCTTTCTCTTTAACAGGTTGGTTCGTCGCGGGCGGCGCGGTCATGCTGTTGCTGTGCAGCTCGATGCTGGTTTTCGTCGGCGGATATACAGCTGGCGAGAGCGTCTGTCGCCAGCCATCATCAGGCCGTCTGTAGCTTTCCTGAGTGTGCTCAGCTTGCTGCCTTTTTTCCAGCACTTCCGGGATGATTCTCCCTACCACCTGGCTGGCGTTGCAGCCTTACAGGAGGCCATGCCTGCTGAACTTCTCGCGGAAGATAGTGCGTGGTTCGAGGCTTGGCGGGCTGCTGGGATTGACGAAGAGGTTTACGTTCCCTACTTCAAGCAAACCGACAACGGCCCAGACGGATGGCGTGATTGTTTCGCCTCCTCCGCCGCCATGCTCGCAGCCAGCGCCCATCTGGTCGGTAGTGATAACGAGTACATCTGGCACCTATCCAAGTTTGGGGACACCACCAGCGTTACGGCCCAGCTCCGCACGCTTCGGTTCCTGGGCCTGGATGTGGAGTTCACTCAAGAGGGCAATCCTGAGATGATCGCTGAGGCCATTTCTCGGGGATCGGCGGTTCTAGTGGGGTGGTACGACAAAGGCGATTTGACCCGGGGCGAACCCCCAATATGCGGTGGCCCTGCCTGCGGTCACTGGTCAGTGATCACAGGCGTGCAGGGCAGGCACAGCCCAGTTGGTGATCAGTATTACGTCATGCACGATCCAATGGGCTTTCCGCTCATGGAGAAGGGCGGCCATGACCAATCAAGGTCTGGCAAGTCAGTCCGGGTGCGTCAGTCCGAATTCAACTACCGATGGCTGATTGAGGGGCCAGATTCCGGTTGGATGATCACCATTAGGCCATAACCATGCGGAGGCCCCATGTCTTTCGACTGGATGATCGTGACCCCATCAGCCGAGGAATCGTTCGAGACTGAAAAAATGGTGCGATCGATTATGAGCACCGACGACGTGGCAGAGCTGCAGGGCCTCTGCGTCAGCTTGACCAGAGCTAACCGTCAGACCGCGCTTCTCCTGCAGCAGGCGGTGGGTCGGATTGCTGAGATGGACTGTCAGGGGCTGCGCGGCGCTTAACGCCCAGGCGGTCGGCCTTAATAGTCGCCAACAGCTGGGTGTAGTGGTCCTGGCCTGCCAAAGAGGGCGAGAAAAACTCGCCCTCCAGGATCAGCCCCATTTTGTCCAGCTCTCGAAAGGCTTGGAGTTCAGGGCCTGCCATCAGAACGGGATGTCGTCGCTGACGGGCTGCGTTGCCGGGGCCTTGTGTGCTGGTGGGTTGATGTTGCCGTACCAACCTTCGTCATCTTCTTTGCCAGCTTTGGCATTGAAGCCCGCAGAGATGGCAGTGACCGTTTTCACTTCTCTGGCCTCAAAGTCCCAGACCTGAATCTCCCTGTGTTTGGCCGGATCATCGGCAAGATTCATCAGGTGTTGGCAGAAAGCCGGGATTGACTCAATGGGAATTTTGAGCTGGAGCCGTTTGCCGCCTGGGTTGTATTGATGGTCGGCGTCGTTCTCGTACACATTCCATTTGCCAGGAACAGGCAGAGCGGGGTTGAAATCAGCCATTGGTTTTGTCGGGAGTGATGGAGTTAGCCAGCTCAAAGGCCAGCACATCGTGGAGCTTGTATCGAATTCGTGGGGCGCGAGGGCCAAAGACCTGCCGCACTTCGTAGAAGACAGGCCCAGTGCCTGCCTGTCGGTAACGGCGCAGGGTGTTGGGGTGTTTGCCCCATCGCCGCGCTAGCTGCTGTTCTGAAAAGTAGGGCCCCGAGTAGTTGGGGTCATAGTTGGTCTGGGTCATGGTCATGCAGTCGGCACCTTTTGCAATTCGCTTTTCCTTTCGTTCAACGCCTTCATC